CTACTGTATTTCGTACATTTGATATCAACAAGATTGTATTTCGCCGTGCTGAAATTTCAATGATTGCTGGTACTCCTGGCGCTGGTAAGTCTTCCGTTGCTTTAGCACTTGCACTCCGTGCCAAGGTTCCAACACTGTATGTCAGTGCTGATACCAATGCACACACTATGGCCATGCGCCTGCTGTCTATGATTACTGGCAAACCTCAGTCTGATGCAGAACTAATGCTTGAGACTGATGTTGCTGGTAGTCGTAAGACCATTAACGAGAACTCGGGGCACATCTTCTGGTCATTCGAGTCAAGCCCAACGCTTGATGACCTTGACCAAGAAGTTGCTGCTTTCGAGGAGTTGTGGGGCTGTTCGCCGACTCTCATTGTTATCGATAACCTTATGGATATTGCTAATGATGGCGGAGAAGAGTTTGCGAACATGCGCTCAACTCTGAAAGAACTCAAGTACCTCGCAAGAGATACTAACGCTGCTGTTGTAGTGCTTCATCATACGAAGGAGTCCTACACAGGTACACCGTGCCAACCACGTTCTGCTTTGCAGGGCATGGTTGCACAGTTACCTGCTTTAATCTGTACTGTCGGTACTGATGCTCCTGGTTTTATAGCCGTAGCACCAGTTAAGAATCGGTATGGTAAGGCAGACCCATCAGGCAATACTGCCTATTGGTTAAACTTTAACCCTGAATACATGGATGTCTCTGACATCGCTGAAAGGTTAAAATGAGCATCTTTGACCCAATCATCCCAGAACCAAATTGGGGACTACCTACAACTAGCGTAGACCCTGATGAATGGGAAGATGATGACTAAACATATAAATGAACTAAAACCAGACTATACAAGGGCGATGGATATACGTGGTGAACCTACCACTGTATGCATCTGTGGATGTTACATTTGGAATCTCAAGGTATCTTTCCAAGCGGATGGTACTATTGGGATGTATTTTCGAGATATGGAGTGTGCTGACTGTGGAACACAGGCAACTGCCCCAATTGAGGAGTAACAATGAAACTGACAAGATACGCTTGGATAATGGCTGCTGTAGTCTTTGTGGGCACTTTGCCTCACGCTGTGGGTGCGATGTTCCACATGACTACGAATCGGATAATAGAGGTCACGGAAACGTGCAAAAACGTAACACACGTTCCAATAAAAGAAATGAAAAGGCTTGCTAAATCTCTTGGTAAGCAAAAAGTGATGTCTATCTATAACAGCAATACAGAGTGGAAAGCACTCTATACGCTGTGGAATAAGGAATCTCGGTGGGATTACACCGCAGATAATCCACGTTCTTCGGCATACGGAATCCCACAACTACTAAAGATGGATGAAAAAACTCCTATGCCACGTCAGATTGAGTTAGGATTGAAATATATCCAGCATCGATACGATACCCCTTCAAAGGCTCTAGCCTTTCATAATCGTAACGGCTGGTATTAATTATGGGTGGTCGTGCTAGTAAGGCTAAAGGTTCAGGCGCAGAGCGTGAAGTAGTTGGCACTCTCAAGGATGAAGGTTTCATCTACGCTGACCGCAGACTTGCTGGTGCGACCCTCGATAAAGGTGACATATCTGGAATTCCAGGAGTTACCATTGAAATCAAGAACCATGCCAAGATGGATTTGGCTGGTTGGCTAGAAGAGTTAAAGGTCGAAATGGCCAATGACAATGCGTGGACAGGCGTGGTGTGGCACAAGCGAAAGGGCAAGGGGAACCCTCTTGATTGGTACTGCACCATGCCTGCACGTGTATGGATTGACTTACTTAAATTAGCACTAAAGAGCAGATGATGGTGTACACTTATCTCGATTGGTTAAGTATTAACAATACGGATATGGATGAATAATGAAATACGATAAACCCGATATAGCAGTTATTCTTGAGTATTATGGGGCACGAGTACCTGAACGCAGAGGTTGGTTCGGTATGAAGTGTCCTTTTCATAGTGACAGTCATGCATCTGCATCAGCAACTAGAGACGACAACGCTTTCTGCTGCTTCGCTTGCCAGATGAAGGGCGACGGATATGCTATAATTATGCAGAAAGAAGGAGTTGATTTTCGTGAAGCAATCAATATCGCAGAGAGAATCTTTAACGAGAGCGGCAAAGTTCTACCACAGCGCACTACACGAAGCGGAAGAATACTTGGCAGGTCGCGGAATAACAATGGAACAGGCAACACGCGCTCGATTGGGCGTCGTGCTAGAGCCGCTAACGGGTCATGAAGCGTACATTAACCGACTGGCGATTCCGTATCTCACGCGTTCAGGGGTGGTTGACCTTAGATTCCGTTCGATGGACTTATCAGAACCAAAGTACATGGGTCTCACAGGCGCGACCACGCATCTTTACAACGTGGGTGCGTTCTTCCGAGCCTCCTCATATATTTCTATCTGTGAGGGTGAGATTGACACGATTACGCTTGATATGGCTTGTGGCATACCTTCGGTGGGGGTCCCAGGAGTCAACAACTGGAAGAAGCACTACACGCGCTTACTCCAAGACTTTGACAAAGTATTTCTTTTTGCTGATGGGGACAGTGCTGGCACTGACTTCGCTAAGCATCTTGCTAAGGAACTAGGTAATCTCGTGACAGTACAGATGCCTGATGGTGAGGATGTAAACAGCATGTATCGGACAAATGGTGTAGAATATTTCCAACAAAAGATTGGAAGTGTTATCAATGTTGTTTCCTAACAAGCAAGGTCAGTACTCCTGCGAGACAGAAGATTGTGACTTTAAAACAGTAGATTTATTTGATTTTCTTGACCATGTGCAGGTTGAGTTTACATGGGATGTGCGAGTCACTCCTCGTTACTGCTTCGATTTGTTCAAGTTCTTTCGTGCAGTGTCACAGATAATTGACGAAGGTAATTTGGATGAGTTGTATGATGTGATACAGGACACAGCCTGCTTATTCGTGAATGCTTCTAGTGATGAACTAGATGATTACATTCAAGAAGTAATTATTACAGATGAAGCAGATACAGGAATCAAGAATCTCGAAAGGATGCTTAAGGAGAATGAATAAGAGAGAAGAGATGAAAGCCGTAAAGTCAGTGCTACACACTGGTTTTAGGGTCACTGACGACATTGACTGGGAGCCAGACCAACTAGAACTGGACGTCTGGGAAGTGTCTGATGAACTCAATAATCTTCTCATCTCTAAGCATCACGACTATGGTCCAAAGAATATTTCTATGGCTCCTGGTGGTCCACTGAACGGACTTCGTGTACGTATGTGGGACAAGATGGCTCGCATCAACAATCTGCTTGATAGCAATCGTCATGATACGCCAGCACACGAATCCCTTGAAGATTCATTCCGTGACTTGGCTAACTATGCTATAATTTCTATACTTGTACTGAAAGGAAAATGGCCAACAGAATGAAAATCTTCGGACCATACAAAGGTAGCAAACAAAATGGTGGACGTCCAATCTACGTCTTTAAGAGAAGGAAAAAGAATGGCGAAGTGGTTACTACGTCTAGCAACAAGGCTAGAGTGGATTATGAGAAAGCCACAGGTAAAACACTCCCACGTTCCGTTGATGTTGACCACAAAGACAATGGTGGACGAGCAGGACGTGACCACAGAGGAAACCTGCAAGCGATGTCACATAGTAAGAACGTTGCAAAAGAGAACAAGCGACGTGCCAAGAAAACTGTAAAGAAAGCGACTAAAAAGAAACCATGAAAAGTATCGTTTGCATTTCCGATTTGCAGGTCCCATATCACGATGTAGCAGCAACCAAGGCAGTGGCTAAGTTTATCCAGTGGTATCAACCTGAGACTGTTGTCTCTTGTGGAGACGAAATGGATATGCAGACCATCTCGAAATGGAGTAAGGGTACTGAGTTAGAGTTTGAGCGTTCTATTGGACGTGACAGAGACCTAACACGCCAAGTGCTTTATGACTTAACTGTTGAGCACATGGTGCGTAGTAACCATACTGACAGATTGTTTAACACTGTCGCAATTAGAGTTCCAGGATTCCTTGGACTTCCTGAACTAGAACTTGAGAACTTCCTTGGTCTTGATGAACTTGGTATCAAGTATCACAAAGACCCATTCCAACTAGCACCTAACTGGTTGCTCATGCATGGTGATGAAGGCAACGTACAGCCTACGGCTGGCGCTACTGCTTTGAACCTTGCAAAGCGCACTGGTATGTCCGTAGTCTGTGGTCATACGCACCGCATGGGGCTGACACATCAGACTCAATCGTATCGTGGTGGTAAGCCACGCACTGTATGGGGCATGGAACTTGGCAACCTGATGGATTATCGTAATGCGAAATATATCAAGGCTGGGCTGTTCACATGGCAGCAAGGCTTTGGATTGCTTCACGTTGACGGAAATAATGTCACACCGCAATTAGTTCCAATCATTAACAATTCATTTACTGTCAATGGGAAGACGTTTAAGTGGTAGTTACTGAGAATTATGCTGGCGTTGTAGGTGCTATTGCCTACGAGTTTTCACGTAAGTTTCACATGTGTGATGCTGACGATATTAGACAAGAGTTGTGGGTATGGTTCCTTGAGCATCCTAACAAGGTTAAGGTGTGGGAGCAGTTAGATGAGAAGCAGTCTATCAAAC